GAGATACGCGTACAGCATGCGTAACGGTAAGCCGGTACATGCCAGGAAACCGAACAAGCGGCAGGCCGAACTCGCACGCCTCATGAGCGAGGGCAAGGGACAGACCGAGGCGTACCGTATGGTCTACGGCGAGGCGGGCAACCCTGCCCACACCCGCACCCTTGCATGGTATGCGGCCCATCATCCAACGGTTCAGGCGCAGATACGCAGCCTGGACGAGCAGCTGATTACGGAAGGGAAGGTATCAATCGAGAAGCTGGCGATTCTGCGAGACGAGTCTGGCAGCGAGCAGACGCAGCTCATGGCCGCTGCAAAAATCCTGGACGGTTACCACACCATGATGACCAGGCACACGAAAGTGCTGGACATGCAGCAGCAGAAGGCACCGACTAACATACTCATAGCGTCCATGTCAGATGGAGAACTCATCCGGCGAATCCAAGAACTCGGAGGTGGCGGAACTTTACCTGGAGCTGTTGAGGCGGAAGTGCCTGACCAGCCTGCCTCTCCTGATGGAGGAGGTGCTTGAGTACAGGGACCTGGCACCGGTACATGCAGAGATTGAGGCCAGCCTGAAGAAGGCTGAGGAGTGCGGGAGAGGCCTGTTCCTCCTGCCCAGAGGCCACCTGAAGAGCACCGAAATCACCATCGCGTACACCATCCAGCGCATCCTCAAGAACCCGAACGTGAGAGTCCTGATTACTAACGCCCTCCTGGACAACTCGAAGGGTTTCCTCAGAGAAATCAAGTCTCACTTCGAGAAGAACGAGAGGCTGAAGGCACTGTATGGCGAATACCAGAACAGCGACGAGAAGTGGTCGGAAAGCCAAATCATCGTCAAGAAAAGGACCACGTTCTCCAAGGAGCCCACGGTCCAAATCACGTCGGTCGACAAGAGCGTCGTCAGCCAGCACTACGACCTCATCGTCGCTGACGACCTTGTCACGCGTGATAGCATCTCTACGAAGGAACAGAGAGCTAAGCTCGTCAAGTATTATAAGGACCTCCTTGACCTACTCGAACCAGGGGGGACTTTGCTGGTCATTGGAACTAGATGGCACTACGACGACCTCTACGGTTGGCTTCTCAGACAGGACGGACCCAGAGAAACCCTCATCCGAAGGGTCCTGAACGAGAAGGGAAAGCCAATCTTCCCGCAGAAGTTCAGTGACGAGCACATCGCAAGGCTCAAGAGTGAGAAGGGTGCCTACGAGTTCAACGCCCAATACAACAACGACCCGGTAAGCGAAGCGGACGCCGACTTCAAGCGGGAGACGTTCAGGTACATCCAGAAGACCCCGGATGACGGCGTCATCTACATCACCATCGACCCCGCAGCCACCACCAACGACCAGTCGGACTTCACCGGAATCGTGGTCAACTGCGTTACCGGAGGCACCTGGAACATCATCGAGGCATACCAGCTCAAGCTGAACCCTACCGAAATCGTCGACGAGATTTTCCACCTGCAGGCCAAGTACAGGCAGCGGCTCAGGTGCATAGCCATCGAGGACATGATGTTCACGAAGGCGCTGGACTACGACATCACCAGGCGCATGCGCGAGACGAACCAGTGGTTTACGGTTGAGAAGGTCAAGCACAAGGGAAGGAACAAGGAATCACGCATCAGGGGCCTAATCCCCCTGTTCGAGCGTGGTAACATAAACTTGAGTGACAGGTGTTCCGACCTGGAAGACGAACTCATGCGCTTTCCTGCAGGTGAGCATGATGACATCCTGGACGCCCTTGCCTACCAGCTGGACGTGGTCAAGGCAACGGAGAACTACTCCGGTGCAGTCACGTTTTCCAACCCGAACAACGCCATAATCACGCCAATCTTCCCAAAGTACTGATATGCCAGCATACGAAGACAAAGGACTAATCGCGGCCTTAACCGGCATGATGGCCCAGCACCAGGAGGGACAGGTGTTCGTGACTGAATCGGTCAGCTGGCAGATGCGTAACGTGACAAAGCGGGCCCGCAAGAACTACCTGGGCATCTACGAGGAACCGTACGACCCAATCACCGGAGAGGAGAAGTACTTCCCGCCGCTCACGGAGTCCTTCACTGACGGCGTCATCAAGTCGGTAGACATCGACCTGAAGGACATCGACATCTTCGCCACCAACAGCGGGAGCGTCGCAGCGGCGAAAATCCTGAAGCTGCTTGTCCGCCAGAAGCTGAAGGAGGCCAGGTTCGGAGAAGCACTGAACGAGCTCATCCGGTACCTCTGCATCGACGGGAGCGGAGTGCTAAAGTTCGGAGAGTGCGTGGATTCCGAAGGCGACCGCGTCATGAAGATTAGCGCTGTCGATACCCTCAACCTCATCGCCGACCAGAGCGCCTGCAGCCTGGAAGACTGCTTCGGCGTGCTAGAACGCAGCCTGTACACGCAGGACGAGCTCCGCAAGAAGAAGAACGTGTGGAAGGGAATCGAGGAAGTCATCGCAAAGACCCAGCAGGGAAGCTTCATCCGGAATCCCTTCTTCGGCTCCAGCGACGTCACCAGCCCCGCTCCCATGTATCCCATCTACGACTACTGGGGCCAGATGGAGAAGTGCTGGATTACGGGTAAGGAAGAGGACAGCGGCATCTGGATTGAGGGACATGCCATCGTCGCAAACCTGCATGACTCCGGTAACGCCGTGGTCATGCTGGCCGAGGAGAACACGAAGGGTTACCGGCCCTACGAAGACGTCCCGCTCAAGAAGGTGCTTGGGCGCAGGCAGGGGAGAGGCATCCCCGAGATGCTGTTCGGTACCCAGAAGTACATGAACATGCTCGTCGAAATCAGAAAGAAGAACGCCCAGATAATGCAGAACGGGTTGTTCAAGGCCAAGAAGAGCCTTGGACTGACCGCAGACAGCATCCTCAGCAAGCTCACCACCGGTGGCATCGTGCAGGTCACGGAGATGGACGACTTCGAGCAGATGCCTATTCAGGACGCCCGCGCATCCAGCTACGGCGACGAGGACCGTCTCATGGCATGGGGCGAGCGGAACACCGGAATGTTCGACGTCAGGCGCGGCGAGTCTATGGCCGCGAGCGCTCCGGCCACCACCCAGCTGATTCAGGACAGGAACTCCAAGGACCTGTTCCAGCTGGTGATGGAGAACCTCGGACTCATGCTGGAACGTTTCGTGGAACGTCACGTGATTCCGTGGGTAATCGAGAACGTTGACGACGGCCAGACCGTCATGATTACCGGCAACCTGAAGGACCTTGAGGACATGGACGACGCTGTCGCGGAGTACTTGGTCAACCAGGACATCGCTGCCCACATCGAAAAGAACGGCCAGTACCCCAAGCCGGAGGAAGTGGTTGCCGCGAAGGACAAGCAGCTGATGGCTCTCCGCAGGCTCGGGAACAGGCGCTACGTCCAAATCAAGAAGAGCATGCTGCGCGGAGCCGAGACGGGAGTGCAGGTCATCGTGACCAACGAGTCAGTCGACCGTGCCACGATACTGCAGAAGCTGCAGGAGCTTCTCACCCTCACTGCCGCAAACCCAGGCGCTCTGGGCGTCGACCCGCAGGGAGTCATCGACACTATCTTCGACATGATGAACGTGCCCACCGACCGCATCTACAGTGTTCGCGGCCAGTACCAGACCCCAATCAACAAGCTGAAGTCACAGCTTGAAATCAAGCAACAGGCGCAGCAGAAGGCAGACCAGATGCAGGCTGACCAGAACGGTTCGCAGGTCATGAACGCGGTTACTGGTAAGGTCGCTCCCCAGCAGAACAGCCAGAACGCGGAGACTCCCAAGTCCACTCAGGCCATGGCAGCGGAACTGAAGCGTTCCGTGACTAACCAATCAGTGCTTTCACGCTAGTATGTATGAATGACGTCAAGAACGCACCGTTGGGTCAGGGAACGAGATTCAAGAACCTGACCAACCAGCTCAAGAAGAAGGGTGCCAAGAATCCTAAGGCCTTGGCTGCATGGATTGGCAGAAAAAAGCTTGGCAAGGCCAAGTTCCAGTCCCTGTCATCCATGGGTAAGATTGCCAAATAGCATGGACCAGGAAACCATCGAGGCCATCGCCCAGGCCAGCAAGATTGAGACGACAGTAGCCACGGAAGGCTGGCAGCTGCTCAGGAAGATGATTGAGGACCAGGTCCTGGAACTGCAGTCCATCGACAAGATTCAGACGCTGAAGGAGCTGCAGGCGCGTCAGGTCGCCGTAAAGGCTCTGAGAGGTTTCCTGCAGGACGTGGACGCAATCTGCACCGCCAAGCTGGACTACGAGAAGGGAAACGCGGTCAAGAAACTGCGCGACCCTATACTGCGTGTGCTAAAGTAGAGACGTAAGAAGCAGTTAACAATTCCATATGGATGGCCAAACCCAGGATGGTGACGTCACGAAAGTGACAACCGACACGGATGGCAAGCAGGATGAGGTCCTTGCCGTCCTGAACGCCACGCTCAAGCGTGACTTCAAGACCCGTGACGAAGCCCTCAAATCCGTTGACAACCTTCACCGAATGGTGGGTGACAACGCGATTGCGGAGCTGCGCGAGAAGGCTAAGGAAGCAGAGAACTTCTCCAAGGTAATCGACGCGGTTGCCAAGGCAGAAGGTCTCGACGTAAACGAGGCCCGCAAGCAGGTCCTCGATGAACTCATGAACAACTCACCTGCGGAAGTCCAGAAGACGGAAGCGAAGGCGCAGCAGCAGACGACCACCGCGACTGACAGCCGTTACGACAAGCTGGCAGCCAAGCTGGACCGGCTAGAGGAACGCGACCTACTGGAGACCTACCCCGAAGCCAAGAACGTGATTAAGGAACTGAAAGACCTTAAGCAGGTTTACTCGGACAAGGAGCTGAAGGAAATCTACGAGGCCAGTTCGCTCAAGGAAGTCGCAAGCAAGGCAGCCAACTTCGAGAAGGCGGAGACGGAAAAGGCAGGAGCAGGCGTTGAATCCAAGTCTCGTCAGGCTGACCTTGCAGGTTCGGCCATGAAGGACCTGGTGCACGCAGCCCAGAACTCCGGACTCCAGTCGGACCGTCAGAAGCTGGTAGAAGCATATTTCGGAGACCTAAAGTAATCATCAATTCATATGGCCGCAGACCTGATTCTTCGTTCCTACGGTGACGCCACCCGCATCCAGGACGTTCAGCCCCTCGTTGAAATCCTGACCGCCAAGGAGAACTGGTTCCTCACCAACCTCTCCAAGACCGTCGCCAAGGACACCATCCACGGCGTCCTGGACGACGTCCTCCGCACTCCCGCCACCCAGGCTGTCGCGGAAGTCGAGGACTACACCAACCTCTCGCTCGTGACTCCGACCCGTCGGAACAACATCGTCGAGAACATCGCCATCCCGTTCCGCGTCGGCAAGACCCAGCAGATGATTGGTCACCTGCACGGTCAGAACGAGAAGGCACGCCAGCTGACCAAGGCCATGATGGACTGGGCCAACAGCGCCGAGTACGATATCCTGCGCTCCACGCTGGTGTCCGGTGTCTCGGGTACCGTTCCCAAGATGTCCGGCATCATCGAGGCCATCAGCAAGAGCACGAACACGACCGCCCACACCTCGGCCACCGTGTTCTCCGCTTCCATCCTGAAGGGCCTCCTGAAGGCCAACTGGCAGAACAGCAACGGCGAACCCGTGACCGACCTGTTCATGGGCGCTGCGCTCAAGTCCACCTTCGACTCGTTCACCGCAGGAGCCACCAAGTTCATGCAGGCGGGTCAGGAAATCAAGGACTACGTTGACGTGTACGACGGCGGCGGCTTCGGTCGCGTCGCAGTCCACCTCCACCGCTACATCACTGACTCCTCTGTGGCAGCCGCCACTGACACCGTGGGCCGCGTGCTCGGCATCCGCCGCGACAAGCTCGCCCTCGCCTACTTGGAGAACGTGAACGTCGCCCAGCTGCCCGCTTCCGGCGACTACGACGCCATGGTCGTGAAGGGCAAGCTGACCCTCGAGGTCCGCAATCAGGACACCCACTTCATGGCAACCGGGTTTCTTTTCTAGAATTTGGCTCTACCTAGCCAATAATTAGAGAGACTTGCTAAAGTAGCAAGAAAGTGAAAGACTAGGAGATGTTAATCCATCTCCTTTTCTTTATGCCCAAAAAGGGAACCACTATTCCAAGAGAAGTTGTTGAACGAATGAGGGCTGGCATGAAGGGCAAGAAGCGCAGTGAACAGGCCAAGAAGAACATCAGTGAGGCACGCAAGAAGTTTTACCGTGACAACCCAGAAGCAGCAGCCAAGAACGCTGAGCACTTGCGCAGGACAAGGCCAGACAAAGAAGCATATGCTCGTATGGGTTTAAAGCTACGGGGTGACAGGAACGCTATGGCAAATCAAAAAAGTAGAGAGCTGGTTGGGATAATGGCAAAAGAACGCTGGTCTAAAGTTCGTAGGGCAGACCCAAAGTTAAGGCGTTCAAGTGCAATGATTCGTTGGTCAATGTCAGTAAAAGTAAGGGATAAGTTCACCTGCCAAATCTGTGGGGCGATTCCTCCAACAAGGGAACTGGTAGCCGACCACATAAAACCACTTTGCTTGCACCCTGAACTGGCTCTTGAGCTAAGCAATGGGAGAACTCTTTGCAAGTCATGCCACCTTAAGACTCCTACCTACGGCTCTAAACCGTTCATCGGAGTTGACGGTCACTTATTCTCTGACCTAAAGTAGAACATATGTCTGACATCCTGAAGAAGCGGGTCTTCAGCAGGCAGGACAAGACCCAGTCAGCAAGAGAGGCTGAGATTACGGAGGTGGTGTCCGCATACCAGCGGATGTTCCCTGCGGAAATGAAGCAGGCGGCGGACCATGCCAAGATGATGCGGGGTACCAGGGCCAAACCAACAGGCGAGATGATTGGTGGCGACGACGTGGACTTCGTGTTCACGGCAACGCTTCCCGGTCCGCTCATGCGGGCCCTGCAGAAACTAATCAAAGAACCTCCAATCTTCCACGACCAGCGTGAACTGAGGTGGTTCCTCAAGCGCTGGCCCGAGTTCCGGGCGGCAGACAAGGTATGAGCGTGGCCCTCTGCATGATAGTCAAGCCGGACGACGAGGAAGCTAAGCTGCTTGAACGCTGCCTAAAGTCGGCGGCACCGCACGTAGATGGAATCTTCACCACAATCACCGGACAAAACGCGGCTTGTGAGGCCGTGGCTGAGTCGTTTGGAGCTTCGGTTACGAGATTTGCTTGGACTAAGGACTTCGCGGCAGCAAGAGCTTTTAGCTTCGGCGTTGTCCCTCCTGAGTTTGATTACGTTCTATGGCTTGATTGCGATGACGTTCTGGTTGGTGGGCAGAACGTTAGGAACGTAGCAGAACGAATGAGCCAGCAGGACGTCAGGGGATGCGTGGCCTGGTACCTGTACGCCTTCGACGAGGACGGTAACTGCATCACCCGCCACAAGAAGATGCGCATGGTCAGGAACGACGGCAGCTACAGGTGGAACACCGACATGGGCGAACTGCATGAGGACCTGCAGCAGACGCACACGGTAAAGGTTGCCGAACTGAACCAGTCGGAACAGGACCACTACTTCGAGGTCCATCACTTGAGCAACGACAAGCGCCTGCACGAGAACGGAAAGCGCAACTACGACATCGCCAAGGAGCAGGTCAAGAAGCACCCCAACGACCCCAGGGCGACATACAACCTTGCCAACAGCTGCATCGGAGTCGGTGACCTGAAGGGAGCCCTCAAGTCATTTGAGAAGTTCATCAGGACTTCAGGTTCAGACGAGGAACGCTACCTGGCACTGCACCAGATGGGCAGGCTGCATACGGACCTGAAGGATTTCAAGAAAGGAATGGCATGCTTCTACGAGGCCATGCTGCTCAGGCCTTGGTATCCGGATGCGTACATCGGCATGGGTGCCAGCTTCTACAAGCAGGAGAAATGGGCGCATGCCAGGGAGTTCCTGATTCAGGGTCTGAGCAAGCCAGTTCCCGAGGACATCATCGTCTACAACCCAAGGGACTACGACCAGAACCCGCTCATCCTACTGGCAAACTGCTACTTCAACATGGGCAAGCCGAAGGAGTGCAGGCGCGTACTCCAGAACGTGGTGGCACAGTTCCCTGCTCACGAGGCCAGCAGGAAGATGCTCGAAGCTGTCGAGTCAATCTGCGAAGACGCTGACAAAGTGGAATCCCTGCTTGCCGAAGCGCAGACGCTGACCAAGGCTGAACTAGCCATCAGGCTGGATTCCATCCCAGAGAACATGCAGATGCATCCAGACGTCTGCACCCTACGCAACGAGCACTTCAAGAGGGAGACGACGACTGGCAAGCAGATAGACATCTACTGCGGATTCACTGAGGAACCGTGGGGTCCTGACAGCGTGAACAAGGGAATAGGCGGGAGCGAGGAGGCGGTAATCAACCTGGCCGAACGCTGGTCAGCTGCAGGTTACGACGTGACCGTATACAACAACGTGCTCCCAGGAAGCGACAAGTCAGGGGTTAACTACCTTCCCTACTGGATGTTCAATCCCAAAGACAAGTTCGACACGCTCATCCTGTGGCGGAGTCCGCTTCTGGCTGACCGCAAGATGGACGCGAAGCAGGTGCTCGTTGACCTGCATGACGTCGTACCGCAGGAGGAGTTCACGCCTGCACGCCTGGCCAACGTCACCAAGCTGATGGTCAAGAGCAGGTACCACAGGTCGCTGTATCCGGACATCCCTGATGAAAAGTTTGCCATCATCCCGAACGGCATCGACCTCTCTCACTTCGCAGGCAGCGAAGACAGGGTTCCTCACAGCCTAATCTATACCAGCAGTCCTGACCGTGGCCTCGAGCACCTTCTGGACGCATGGCCTGAAATCAGGAGACAGGTACCAGACGCGG